GAAAGTAAGAAAGAGAGAAAATTATGCTTAAGACAATTCGCTCCTGTAGAAACTGCCAATTATCCCTCCATGATGGATATCATCTCGTTCGATTAATTTACCAGGTCACCGGCCGGGGACCAGGGACCAGGTCACGGCCACCAGGGACCATGGCCACCAGGTCACGGCCACCGGCCCGCGATTAACTGCGAACGCATGCACTAACCTGGGAGCGATTAACTGCGAACGCATGCACTAACCTGGGAGCGATTAACTGCGCACCAGGGACCACGGCCACCGGCCCGGCCGGAGCGGCCCAGGTCACCAGGTCAACGGGCCACCAGGCGCGGCCCGTGCAACGGGGCCCGCGTAACTGCGCGCCAGGCCTGGGTTTTTTACGTTCACCAGCTGCGCCACCGCAGCGGAAAAAACGCTGCGGGTTTTCAATACGGCGGGCCGGTTTTGACGGGGGACGGGGCGCGGATCACGTGCCAGGTTTACGGCCAGGCACCAGGTACAAAAAACGCATGCGGGCCGGATAAGGCGGGCGGCCACCAGGGGCGCGGCCTGGGCGTATTTGATACGGGGCTAAAAACCGAAGTACGCGGAAACGATATAACGATCAAGAATAAAAAAACCCGGCCAGGTGGCCGGGTTTACGGGGCCAGGCGGCCAGGGTTTTACACGTTAACGAGCTCTAACATGTCACCGGCCAGGGTTTCGAGCTCCACGCGTTCGGACGTCCACGGGATAGAACGGGCGTACGCAGTGGCACCGGTTACCGCGTCCCAAATTGTTTCGATCGGGCGGCCTTCGTCGATAACGTGCGCGTGCTCGATTCTTTGCGCCACGCGCGGCCCGAACCTGGTGGCCAGGAATTTATCCACTTTGTCGATCTTGGCCACCTGGGCACCGCGCAACACTTGATTGATATTACCGGCGGCCGCGTTACTGTAGGCCAATAATGCCGGGGCCACTTCATCGATGAAACGATCCGGCGCGCTCGCAGTGTGGCGGATCGCGATATCTTCGAGCTCATGAGCCCCCCATACGATCCGATTCGCGCACACATAGTCAAATAAAAACGTTTTCACGCGTAACGTGCCCGCGCCGGTCTCTGAGTTACTGATAAAAAACCCGCGCGCCAATTCCCCGGTTTTTCCATCGCGGCGGCCTGGGAGCTCGATGCGGTTAGTTTCATCGGCCAGGAATACAAACATATCGCGGTCACCGGCGTACAGCGTGGTGTTTTTAATGTCCACTTGATCGAGCGGGCGGCCCCAGGTGCCCGGGACTTTGAAGTCACCGGTCACGCCGTCCCCGAAACGATCCATTAATTCGCGCACAACGTCATCGTTCCAAATGCGGCCGTAACGCGGGCCAGTCATCGCGCGGAGCTCCGGCGTACCATTGTTTGAAAGTAAAACGCCGATATCTTGGGCGGATCGGTCAACCTGAAAACCATAATTAAGACAATCAGCGGCCAGGGGAGCGGGTAAGGCGCGAAGATAACCGGCGGGCGCGCCGGTCAACGTCGCGGCCTGGCCGAATGACCAATGAGTAGGCGAATACCCATGGCCGTTCGGGCCTTCAATAATCAGGCCCTGGTTATCGTCGAGCGGGACGGCGCGCAGTTTGCGCGATGAAACAACGGCGGCGCGGGAGATCGCGCGCTGGGTTTCAAGCATAGCTAACATGCCGGGCAAAGAAGTGAAACGTTCTTCGGCGGGACGTGTGGCCCATTGTTTCGAAGCTTGTGACAGTGTGCTCATGATTAATCCATTTCTAAATTTCTACCCGGTAACCTACCGGCGGCGGCCACGGCCAAAACGGCCGCGAGTTTTTATTCTACGCGGTAACTTTAAAATAATGAAATTATTTTTTTCAATACTAGGGAAAGTCCTAATATACGCCCGGGCCACCAGGGCGGCCAGGGCCAGGGCGGGATTAAATAGCACGGCCCAGGTCTCCCGCGATATGGTGGCGTAACAAGGAACCAGGCGGGAGCGAGCGAGCGAACGCGGCCACGGCGGCCGCGTCATCAGGCGCGCCGGTTTTCCTGGTGGCATGCCATGCAATGGCCGCATGCCCCTGGCCCGCATAACACCCGCCGGGATCGTCCGCACCGGCGGCCACTTTTCGCGCCTGGGTACCATGCGCCACAAACACAATGACGTAGTCGCGGTCACCACGTGCACACAACGGGCGGCCGTTGCCACATGATGCACATGTGAACCCGGAACCCTCCGGGCTCAGTTGTTCGGGGCATTGCACAAACTGCACCCCGTCGAACGTGTACGGCCAAACAGTACCGGCCGGGGCGGCCACTGTAGCCGGGTGACCGGCCCGGACGGCGGCCACGGCCTGGGGCATTGTGTCCGCGCTGTAGTTGATCGTTGTTTTACCGGGAGCGGGTTTCGGTAGATTTTCAAAATGAAAATGCGAATAGGTCCACGCCTGGCCGTTACGCGGGACCGCGTTATATACGGCGGCCACGTAGTCGCGATCCACCAGGGCGGCCCCGTGCGCGCCGTTCGGATTAAGGGCGCACGTTGTCGGGCATGTTCCGAACGTGTGATGCATCCCGGCCCGGTACGTTGTCGCGATCGGCCCGGTTTTTTTGTTGCTAGATTGTCGGATTGTCTTAAGCATACCGGCCCCCTTCCACGTCCGGGCTGTAATGCTCGCAAGTGTTGGCGCGGGCCCTACAGTTGTCGTCGTGTTGCGCGTTCTCCTCTTGACGCGTTGAAAACGGCGCGACAACCTGGCTGTTTACCTGGCAAATTAATCGAACGAGATGATATCCATCATGGAGGGATAATTGGCAGTTTCTACAGGAGCGAATTGTCTTAAGCATAATTTTCTCTCTTTCTTACTTTCTGATTCCAGGGCCACCACGGCCCCGGTGTTTGTGATATTACACACAAACAAAAAACAATGCAACAGGCCACGCAAAAAAAAACCCGGCGCGCGGCCGGGTGAATAGAGAATTATTTTTTTATTCCTGGGCGGTCAGGTCGGCCCGGGCCTGCTCTTCGAGTTCTAGCTGTTCAAAAGCCCGGTTTCTATACAGTTCAAACAGGTCACCGAACGCGCCCAAAATGCGCGCTTGATTTGTCCCGTCTCCGCGAAAGTAAGCCAGGGCCAAGGCGGACGCAAACCCGCCGCCGATTTTTTCCATCAGTTGCGCGGCGCGGTGGTTCCAGGTGGCGCGCTCCGCCAAGCTCATCAGCGCGTAGGGTTTTAGTTGTTGCGATTCTTTAAGCATTGTTTACCTCCAGAATATCTACTGTTTCCTGCTCGTAATGTTCAGGGGTGTCATCATCTAAAACGCTGAATTTTTCATGCGCCAATTCATACGCGGTTTCTACGTTGTCCGCCTCAACCTGGTAGGTTTTTGTGACGCTCGCTTTAATGGTGATTTTGAAATTTTTCATGTAGTCCCCTTAGTTCAATTCAAGATATGCCACTTCAGCGCATTTATACCAAGCCTTAGGGGATATCAACGCGCGGGGATTATCTTCGGGCTCATCTTCGCGCAGTATGTCCTCTGCATAACTGCGCACGGCCTCAAGAATAAAAGCTTGCATGAGCGGCCCGGCCGGGCTCGATGTCATCAGTTCTTGAATTTTTTCTACGTTCGATTTATTCATAGCGTTTTCTCCTGGTATATGGTCTCTAACTCTTCCAAAAATAAGATCACGTCATCGATGCATTGCCCAACTGTAATTTCACTCCCGTCATTGTCTTTGGGTTGATTTTTTATTTTGTCCGGTACCGCATTGCGAACGTCGTACATGTCGCACAACGCACTTTGTGTTTCGTTAAGTAGTCCCATATCGGCCCCTTAAGACAAAGAAACAGAAAACGAGTTGTCGTTGAAAAATTCTTTGATCTTGTCTTCCAGGTCGATCTCGTCAACTACTTTTTCGGCCAGGTCGCCCATGTCGAGGTTATCCATCACCCGGGCGGCCATTGCGGCCCCATCCATAAAATTGTCGTCGTCAAGAACATCTGCAATGCGGCCGCGTAAGTCCTCGTCCAGTACTTCGCCCACAACTTCGCGCACCCAGTTGCGGCTCACGTCCAATGCATCAGAAATTTTCTGATCTGTTTGAAGCTTGTAGTTTTCCAGTTCACCGGCAATTGCTTGCACAACGACGGGCGTTAATTGACGCACCAGGTCTTGCACCAAGGCGTTCAAAATAGGGTTCAATGTATCCATGATCTTTCTCTCTTTCTAGGTTGCGGCCACGCGCGAATCGCATGACCTGGGTGAAATATAACACGTATCGAAAAAACCTGTCAACTCTAAATTTTCCCCTTGCATGCGGCCGCAATGCTCTGCGCCAGGATGTTCAGGTATTCAGGGTTTGAGACCTGGCCGTCCTCGAACGTTCGGGCCTCGTCATTGATACACAAGGTTGCGTACTCTTCAATCACATTGGCATCTACAGAGTCGCCAAGCGCATCATCGATGCAATCAACATCACCAGCAACAATCAAAACAATATAGGTTTTCATTTCTTTCTCACTTTCTATTTATCACGTTGTTGAAAAAGGCCATCATGGCCAACTTAAAAACATCTCTTAGCCTGAACGGCCCAGGTGGTGGCCTGGGCGGCTGATCGACTTTCCGATATCGATCAGGTAGTTTGGATTTGCGCATCGACTTTCAGCTTTCAAGAATAGGTACTCAGGGCCACCTGGTCATGCCACAACTTAAGGGATGCGCGGAGATGATCGAGGGCCTCTTCTTTGGAATCGAAACAGCGAAAGTCGCCTTCCTCATCGATCCATTCATCTCCCTGGTTCAAAAACAAAACATACTGCCCAAGCCCTATGTGGTGCGCTTTCCAATCGTCGGGACTTGTGTGGCCCCACTCCAAATAGATTTCCCGCACAAGTTTCTTTGCCTCGTTGTCAGGCAGTCCAACCATGCGGCCTATTTCAGCAGGGTGCCACTCCTTAAGTAATTCTCTAATCTGTTCTTTCATTCGGCTGTCTCCCCTTCAATCACAGCTGTGACCTGGGGCTCTTCACCCCAAACGCCCGTACCCCGACTTTGTTCCCTACCGGCCCGGCGCAATGCCTGGTCTCTTGCGGAATGTTCGTCGGTCGCCTCAACGTCCACCCAAACAAAGTAGGACATGCAAACCTCTACCTGGTATTTATTCATTGGGCACCTTCTTTCTCAGCACAAAAATGCAATAACGCGGCGGTGTGGCATTTGCGCATGTCGATGTCCAGGGACTCGCACATGTGCCAAACATCGGTGAGCATGTCGGTCACGGCATCCTCATCGACTGGGCCAGGCTGACGGCCGATAAGTTCCCGGTAGGCCCGGACAGTTCCCAGTCCATACTGGGCCCGCAGTTGGAGATTAACTTTCATTCTGCGCCCTCCTCTGTCCTGAACGCATTGTTCATGCGCCAAAAGCAATCCTGTAACTCACGTGCGGTGCTTGTGGTCACGTCAAACGAATCAGAAAAGTCAGAAACAAAACTGCGCAACGCCTTTTGGGCATCACGAACAACCTTCTGCTGTTCTTCTGTCATTTGGTCAAAGGCGGCCTTGTTTGTAGCCAACCGCTTGCGATAAACCTCTTCGTACTTATCGCGCTTCTTCAATGAAACTGACATATCTTTCTCTCTTTCTAGGTTGAACCACCAGGGAAACATTCGCCTGGTGAATCGCATTGTACATGTTTTTTCGATACGTCTCTAGGTGCTTTCCCTAACCCTCGATCAACCTCAGTCTGAGCATGTGCCAAACCGGCCCGGTCAACACCCAGCTGTCGTGCGGCTCCGCATCCACGCCCAACTGGTGAAGCTCCTCTGCCTGGCTACCTTTGAAAAGCAACAACTCAGTCCGACCTCCCTGGGTCACCCCGGGTGCAAAGTACTGAACCAAGATAAAGGTCGGTACCCGCATTTCCGCATGCACCAAGTGAAAGGCAATCTGATGCGGACTCAGGTTGACCTTCTTGCCGCGCTTGACCACCTTGAGCTCCAACATCACCCACTTTCCCGGAAATGCAATCAGGCAGTCCGGAATTCCCAGGCCTACCCTGGACTCAAGCCTCGTTATCCGGCAATTCAGTAGGTTTTCCTTTATCCGCTTGTATAGCGCGCTCTCGGGCTTGACTGGCATTTTTGGTTTCCTTCAAAACAGCATTCGGGTCGAATTCAGGGTCATGCTCCACGCTGGCCGCTACTTCGGTCGCCTTGACCTCGAGGATCGCAGTAGGGGGTGGGCCACCATACAAGCGTTTGATCTCCTCCAGCTTGCGCATAACCTCCTCCTTGCTCATGGAATCGATCGTTCCGTGCCTTATCTCCTTGCGATCGATGTAGATGGTGCCCAGGGCCTGTCCACGGCGGTATTCGGCCTGTACAGCGGCCCCATAGGCCCCTGCGGCCAGGGCGGCATCCCTGATGGTCTGCATGTCCTTCATGTGCCTCTCGTAGGTCGTCCCGTACTTCAGAGCCAGTTCCGCCCGATATTCCTGGATCGCGGCCACCACATTGGGGTGGTATTCAGGATTTGTCAGGGTATACCCCTTACTGGCGGCCGATTTCTCGCCATATCCGGCCCGTCGGGCCGCTTCAGTGGGACTGACCGCGCCAGCACCTGAAACCAATTCCTGAACAAACTTCCATTCCAGGGGCGTCAAGGGCTTTTTTTGCTGATTCAAGGGCTTCACCGGCTTGGCCAGGCGCTGATTCAGCTTCTTTTGAGCCACCGGAGCCTTGTTGTAAACGTCCTTCAATGTCATCTCTCTCTCCTTTTTAAACCTTCCAACCTACCAAGTCTTCAATTCTGTGTATTTTTAGCGTTTCAGTATAGGTTTTTACCCAAGAGTAAGTTTTTTTTTTTTCAAAAAAAAAGTTGCGCGCGCATTTTATATAAATTACTCCTATAAACACTCTGTAATGTACTGTACTATCATAACTCATTGATTTCATTATGTTATTACACCATTACATCTATTACGTCTAAAAAAATAAAAAAAAATCTTTTTTCTCTTTTCTAGCCAACAGCCTATACAAACGCAAAAAACTCCTTTTTTAGTACTTTACCCGTAGTCCGTGGTCCGTGATTCATTGCAATTTACTCATCACACCTGCCCCCTCCCCCCTGCCCTGCATCCCTTGAAGCATCTTTATCACACTACCCACGTGAACCAGCTCCCCAAAACCGAAACTTTCCACTTCAGTCTCTGCATTCTCGGGCCAACCCATGATTGGCCCGAGGAGCACGACGTCTTGCCCGTTAATACGAACCACGTACATTTGCATCAACTCCCTGGTGATCTCTTGGATATCGATCAGGGGCTCGTCCGGCTCCTGGTCACTTTTTGTTTTGTGCGTCATGTAGTTGCCTCACCAAGGTCTCCATCTGCACATTCATGACCTCGATGCGGCGTCTGAGCTCTAGGATGTACTCCTTGACCTGGATGTCGTCGATGTGCACGGGCGGCTCGTCGGTTGTAAAAATTGCAGGCTTCATTGTTTCTCCTTTTGACAAGTTAAAAGTCCATTTCTGTGTCGTGTATGTCTTTAAGCGCGGCCGCCTCGATCTCGTCCACCAACTCGAGCTTCATGATCCCGGCCACGCACAGGCCATCGTGATTTTCAATGAATGCGTTGATGAGGGTCATGGAGGCCTTGATACCCACGTCGGGCTCTTCCTGGTCGTACTCCAGCACACATTGCAAGTTGGTGCAGAGCTCGTCGCAGTAAAACGTGAAATGGTATTGTTCCATTGTTCAGGCCCTCCAAACAAAGATGTCCAGTGCTATGACCAGCACGGCCATGGCGTAGACCCACAGGGTGGTTAAGGCCAGTACTTCAGAATAACTCTTGATCGTCTTCATTACTTTCTTCCTTTCTAGGGTTTGCTTGTTCAACTCGTTTGACATTATCGACATATGCCTGGAGCTCGTCAAGAGTGTACCATCCTTCTTCAAGATAGACAGTTTTGTCTCCGATTGGTTTCTTCGTTACTTGGTCATCCATTTTGTTGTCGCTCCCATTTCTCGCACATTCTCTTAACTGTCTTACTCTGCTTCTGACCTTTCTTCCTTTGGCAGATTGCGCTCAGTTGTCGCTCTTTGGCTTTTTGTTTTAACTGCTTCGTGGTCAGCGGGCCCTGGACCGCCGGCGGGTCCGGGAATAGCCCATTCCACCCCGTCACGGCCATTGCCACGCTGAGTATGAGCCGATCAAGCACTGTTCTTCTCCTTGAGTTTGGCAATGAGAGCAAGAGCAAATTGATACATTTCACGGGTTTCGTTGTACCCGACTGTGTTGTGTATGTCCTCATCAGTCAGCCCTACCCATGTGCGCTGTGGTGGGGTGGACAAGTCTTTGTGATAGTTGGCGGCAATAGTTTTGTATATCTTCATATCTTCTTCACTTGCTGGTTGCGCCACAGGCACTTGCATTGAGTATTGACACATGCACCCTTGCAATATGCTTGAGTGAAGACCCGCTACCTTTCCGCAGTTTGGACAAGTGTTCATGTGTTCTTATTCCTGAGTTTGTCTTCTGCCCACCAAACTGCCGACTGCCATGCTTGTTCAGTTACCCAAGACTCTTTACAGCCCTGTGCAATTTCATCATCCGTCAGCCCTACCCATGTGCGCTGTGGCATCTGAAAAAAGAACCCAGTAGGTCGCACATCTGCCTCTCTACCAGCAGTGCCGTTGCCTGAATAAGCCACAGGCTCTTGCTCTGGCTGTGCCAAAACTTCTTTGATGGCGGTGTGCAGCTTTGCCCATGCTTTCTGGTCAAGCTCAATTCCAGCATCAGGGCCAAATGCCTCAGTAATTGCTTTTAAATGCTTCAATGCTTTTTGTGTCATGCTTCACCTCTGGCTCTGATTCTGTCTGCGGCTTCAGATAAACCATCCCATTGCTCAACAGTACCTGCTTCTTCACACACCTTTGCACAGGCTTCTCTTTCCGCCAGCACCCAATCATCTCGACTGCCAAACATAATCCTGTCTCTCACTTCTTGCGCTACAAGGTTGGCAAAAGCTTCAAGGTGATAAACAAACCTTGCTCTGTTTTTTCCAAGACCATACAACTCCATGCCTGAATCTCTTGCCATCGCAACAATTTCATCTTGTGTCATGTGTAATCTCCCTCCTCTGTGTGTTCAGTCAATCGTGCCATCAGCCGTGCAATGCGTTGTTCGTTGTATTGAATAGCCGCATTGGCATACTCTGCCGCAGTCTCAGCTTCCAGCTTGCGCAGGTGTGCTTCCCGCAGTTCATTGGCAATGACTTCGTGAATCGTCCTAGCCCTCAACACTTCTTTGATGTATTTGACGGTGGTGGTTCGAAAACTCATTGCTCTCTTGCCTTCATCATTGCGTCTGCCATGCGGTACGCTTCTTTTGCGGCGATGTCTGTTGTGGCAGATACCGCAAAGCACTGAGGCAATGCCTTTGCCGCAAAGTAGTCACGCAATGTCATGCCTTGATTTGGGTCACCCCAAGAATCCAAAGGTTTTGTAGTTGGAAATGCTGGTGGGTTTTTCATTTCTTCATCTCCTCTTAGTTTTCTCTTAAAAATTTAATGACGTATCTCAGTTTTGTAAGTTCCTCTTCAAGCTGTTCTATCTGCTTTTTCAATTCTTCATTTTGAGCCAGCTGATATTCAAAAGCCTTTTGATAGTCTTCTTTCTTTTTGTGTGGAGTGGTAGACCTCCACAATATGTGAGACACATAATTACTTGCGACACCAACAGCCTTGGCAATATCCATGCTTTTCATTGATGGGTCTTTTTCTTTCATCTCTCTAATCAACTTTGCTTTGTTCACTTCTTCATCTCCCTGATGTAGATGGCAAAACTGCTAATGGTGTCCTGACCAAAGCCAGTCAGCTTTTCAATGTGCTGTGCCACTTCTTCAATGACCTTGTTTCTTTCGTCATTGAGCAAGGTTTCTTTGTTTTGCGTCATGCGAACAATCTCCTGTGCGACCCTACTCAGACGCTCCGCTTCGTTAAATACCCCGTCTTGTTGTGACTTAGGCTTGAGAAACCCAATGCCCCGCCTGTGCATTATTTTTTGCTCTTCAATGACTCGCATAGTCGCCCTCACCGCTTCCTTGCGTTGCTTGGCTTGTCGTTCAATGTCGTTGAACGCTTCGTCTTCGGGATCGAGGAATCTTGATTCAGTCATGTGTGTACACCTTTACTATTTCGCCACCAAATAGCCTTTGCGTGTTCAACGCCTCGGCCTCGGTGAAGTAAAACATCGGACTGTGCTGGGCCTTGCGCCAGACATAGCCGAATGGGGTTGCAGGACTGTTGAACTTAGTAGTCATGGCGCGCTCCCTTAAACAGTCCCGTGAGCCGTGACCAAAGAAGCCTGCCTGGCGACACGTTGGCCAGACTCTCACGCAGGCGGCTTGCCTCCATCTCCATGGCATTGGCATGCTTGCACAGGAGGTTGTAGGCGGCTTCAAATTCCACGCGGGCAACTTCGCGCCCTTCACTCCAACCCTTGGCATAGCCTTGTTCCGCTACCTCCTTAAAGGTGCGGCGCTCAATCTCGTTGAACGCTTCATCTTCTTCCGGTGTTGTCGGTTCAATCATCCCTATCCCCATTCTGTAAAAAGTAAATTGCCGCAATAAACACTGCGCCAACAACCACCACCATGAACGCTCCAAACGCCATCAAGGTCACAGTAACAACTACATCCCACATAGCGACTCCTTAAGCGAACCAAAGATAAAAGCCATGCAAAATGCCAATGGGGAACATGATCGCCCCCGCCAGCAAGAAGCCCCACAAGCTTTGTGCAAAGCACGTAAAGATGTGCGTGAGCCATGCGACAAAACACGTCAGCCCAATCAATGCGCCCCAATTCATAACGTCTCCTTGTTCGTTGTTTCTTTCTTTGGACAACTGTGCCCCTGGGCCGTGGTCCGTGAGTCCCAGGCCTGTTTGCACTCAGTGCAACGATAGACCGTGCTCTCTTTGATCCTGACCCACCTCTCGCCATGAATGCCCCGGGCTATTCCCATGTAGGCGCGAATGACCTCGATCATGGTTTACCTGGCATTGCCTTCTAAGCGGTCCGCGATCAGTGTGGCGTAACCGGCAATGTCCACCCAGTGATCCGTGACGTCCGGGTCGCCATTCACAATGCGCCCGATCTTGTGCACGATCATCTCAAGAGCTTCCCACTGGTCATCGGCAAAGGTCTTGCCATGCTGGGCCGCGTGGGCCGACAATTCCCTTTTGATCGACTGCATCAAGGCCGCACCATCCTTGAACTTGCCGTACATCTCTGCACGGGCGTTCAGCGTCTTGTCAACATTCACGTTCTCAACCTCCTCCACAACCTTCTGCCAAGAGGACTTCACCTCAGGCATGGGCAGCGGCTCGGGGACAACAAAATTCCTCAAGTCTTCCAAGGCGCGGGCGCGCATCTTGTAGACGTTGGAGATGCTCATCTTGTGCTTGGCCGCTATCTGAGCGGCACTTGCGCTGGGATTTTTTCTAAAAAACTCATAGACCTTTTGGCCCTTGTTGGAAAGTTTATTACTCATACGAAACTCCTTTGTGGTTGGTGGTTGCAGTTGCTTTTTTTGTGGAAATGCGCTTGAGCTCCTCCTTCTCTCGAAAGGCACGCAAGCGCTCATTCAACTCTTCGGTGAGTTGTTCTTGTGAAACCACGACCTCTTCCGTCGTGAATTTATGTCCATTGCCGCACTCTCGCCTGCGCCTGTAGCGCATGACGGTCAGACGCGTCTCGCTGATCGTGGTCCAGGCTCCGCATTCGGGGCAGTTCATTCTTCGCTCCCTGTCTCGACTAAGGTGCCGGGAGGGATGGCGGGCTCTTGCGTTTCTTGTTTCTCTTCACGCACTCTCAACATCGCATCCGCAATCTTGTACGCACTGCGTGCAATGGCCTCGGCGTTGTTGTCTGCGTTTTGTAAATCGCATATTTGGCCTCTCGCATCTGGGTCGCAACCCATAAAGCGAACATAGCCGTTGGCAATGTCGGAAGCAAAATAATCTCTCAGCAACATCCCCTTACTGTCTCTCACGAGAACACTTGGGAATGCGCGAAGCAGTGGCTTAAATGGCATGTCATTCTCCTTTCATCTTTCTTAGGTACTGAGCGGATGATACATCAGATTTATCCGCTGTGGACATTGTATCGAATCTTTTTGCGGCCTCTTCGAGAGCAGCCTCCCAGGCGTGTTGCCAAACAACAGCAGACCACCCGTGATCGTCGGCAAAGGTCCGTGGGCCGATGAACTCGTCAAATCGAACTTGAGAAATCTTCATGACTTATTCTCCTCTTGTTTTAGTAATGCTTCATGCATTCTTTTGTACCCGACCATTGTTTTAATAGAGTCGATCTGTTCAGGGTTGAGTTGCGCACAAGCCAGTCTGTACTCGTCATACAGATGCGAATACGCCAAGTCCTTCTCTGCCCAACGTATCTTCCATACCTGCAAGTTCTCTATCAAATCGGCCGCCTCTTTAAGCAAGGCAGACAGTTCCGTGTCACGCGTCATTTGAGACGCATGCATCAATCTATTGACAATCATTTTTAGTTCTCCTCAAAAGGCAATGGATACTGCCGACCGGCAATCTCGTCTTCAAAGTTTATGAGCTCTTCTTGGCTAAATGCACGTGTGATGTCGATACGCCCACGACCACTCTTGCTGCGAACAGAGGCCGCATCCAAATAGATGGACTTGATCTCCACTTGCTCCGGGAGCCATGAGCCGTTAACCTCCATGGGAGGCAGGATATCAAAGGTAATATTTACGGACAACTGGACGTTTGACTTGTACATGTTTGGCAGCTTTCTTAGATTTCTTAAGGCGGACTTTTGGCTTGGGTTTTGGTGGAGGCGTCTCACCACTCTCAATGATGGCTTCTCGTTCCTCGGCCGCTTTTAATGCAATCTCGAACGCCGGGTCCACCAAGATTTGCATCTGGTCTCCCATTCCTCTGCCATAGAACTCACTCATCTCTCTCAACTTGGCGTAGGTCTCCATGCGAATGGCAACAGACATCCAAGGCTTAAGACGCTGTACTGGCGGGATGTTTCTTCCTGGTTTCTTCAAAGTCATTGACTCTCCTTTCTGTGATCTGGCTTGCAGTGTATCGAAAATCTTTAAGGCTTGCAACAAAAAAATAGGCTAGGAGTTACCCTAGCCTATAAAGGAGACTGACTGAAGCAACTGCAAGAAGCTTCCCCTCAATCATACCTTTTACTTGGCTTCACCCCAGCTTGGACCCATCTCCACGTCCACCCGGGAGGGGACTTCCAAGTCAACGGCGGTTGCCATGATGTGGGCCGCTTCGCGTGCTTCCTTCTCTGTGTTGACGCTCAGGGCGATCTCGTCGTGAACCTGGAGCATCAAATGAAACCCTGCCTTGTGCAACGCCACCATGGCCGCCTTGGTCTGGTCGGCGGCTGACCCTTGGATCAGCTTGTTCAGGCCCTTATAAGTGGCCGCGCGCTTGATCCTCGGGCCGTATTCCACGATGGCCTGCTCGTAGGGAAGCGCCTTGTTCACGCCCCACTGCACGGGCTCGTACAGCGGGAAGCGGCATTTGCGCCCCAGGAGGGTCCTGATTGAGCCTCCGGACGCTGGGCTCTCAATGCGCTTCATGACCGCGTTCACAGTGCCCTTCAAGAAAGGCACCTTGGTGTGAAAGGTGCTGATCAACTCGCCGGC